CAAAAAGAATAGACGATGAATAAACTTGTAGAACAAATTGTAAACGAACTAAAACTCCAATTGTTTTCAGAAGAAGATGTAAACAAAACAAGAATTGTTGCAGTTTATCCCGGTCGTTTTCAACCAATGGCGCTACATCATAAGGTGGCTTACGATTGGTTGGTAAAACAATTTGGCGAAGAAAATGTATTTGTTACGACTTCAAATAAAGTTGACCCACAGAGATCGCCACTTAATTTTGAAGAGAAAAAAAGAATCATAACAAAACATGGAATCAAGAATGTAGTTCAACTTACCAACCCGTATGGGTTACGTGAGTTCATGGAAAAAATGAATCTTGATCCACAAACAACTACTTTAGTTTATATGACAGGTGAGAAAGACATAGATAGAATAAAAAAATTCAAACGTAACACACGATTTAATAGAACAACGTCTGTTCCCGTTAAAGATTTTGAAAATCCATTCGTTTACTATGTTATAGCACCACACGTTTCATATGAAATACCTTCGTTTGGTGAGATGTCAGGGACAACTGTTCGCCAGGCATTAGGAGATAGAAATGCAAAATTATCGGAATTAAAGTCTCGTTTTAAATCAATTATGGGTTGGTTTGATTCTGGTATATTCAATACCGTCATAAAAAAGTTTAATATAAATCGTGGCGACTTAAAAGATGGACTCCGTGAAGATTTGAACGAGTGGTTCAGAGTGTTATTGAATATGACAGAAGTGCAGGGTGAAATGTTCTTCTCTATTCTCAAAAAAGAGTACGGTGACACAAAAGACCTTTTACCGCTCATTCAAAAGTTCATAAAAACAAAATCATTGACCGGACAGGAAAAAGAAATCTTTCAAAAACAAATGAAAGACATTTTTAAATTGATGGGTCTTGGTGCAATTGCAGCCATTCCTATACCGGGAACAATGTTACTAATTCCTGTAATTGTTCAGGCTGCAAAAAAATTCAACATAAATCTTCTCCCTGAGTCGGCGGAACCTGAAAGATTATCAATTGTTCGTAGAGAATTTTGGAATGAAGTTTTTCAAGAAGTTCTTCGTGATGAAAAATCAGTTCTAATAGAAGGTGGGGCGGCAGGTCGTATGCAACATCCTTTTGATGACATGGGATTGACATTTGGTGATTTGAAAGAAATGTTCAGACTCGGATTATCGGGTGAATTGAGTATCAATAATTCACCAACTGAAAAAGTTGATGGTATGAATTTAGTTGCAACATTCAAAGATGGAAAGTTACGAGTTGCACGAAAGGCATCGGATATAAGAACTGGTGGTATAGATTACACAACATTACAACAACGATATGAAGGATATGATGAAGTCAAACGCGCATTTAGTCTTGCATTTGAAGATTTAGAAGCCGCCTTCAAAAAACTACCATCATCACAGACACAAGCCATTTTCAATGGTGGTAACACTTGGTTGAACTTAGAAATTTTGTATCCTGAAAATGATAGAATTTTGAATTATGATGGTGCGTATCTTGTTTTACATGGAACAAATACTTACGATGATAAAGGAAAAGTAATATCGTCTGATAGTAGTGCAGGGACAACTCTATCAAATATGATTCAGGCGGTAAATGCAAATACACAAAAGACTTTCAGTATAACAAAGCCAAAAGAACTTGTAATTGGAAAGTCAAAAGACTTTGATGCAAAACTTCAAGAGTTTACTACACAATTGACAACTCTTCAAAACCAAATGGGTTGTTCTGATTCCGATACCATTTCTGTTTGGCATCAACATTGGTGGGAAAAATACATCACATCTGAGGTTAAAAAACTTGGTGGTAACATAACAGACGAACAACTACTTGGGCTAACGAAACGGTGGGCTTTTGGTGATAAAAGTTACTCACTCACAAAGAAGAATATTACCGACGAGAGTGTATTAGGTTGGTCAAAAGAGTTGGATAAGACAAAGTATGCGGCACAGATGAAAAAGAATATGTACCCGTTTGAAATTCTGATACTCAGATTTGGGGCGGAAGTTTTGAAAAACGTAAAGACATTTGTTTCTGCAAACCCCGATAAAACTGTTCAAAACATAAAAACAAAATTGACAACTGCAATTGAACAGTTATCAAAATCAACAGACATTAAAACACTTTCCTTGTTCAAACGTGAACTTGACCGTATTGAAAAAATCGGTGGTATACAGGCAATTGCCCCCTCTGAAGGTATAGTGTTTGTTTTCAAAGGAAAAACATACAAATTGACTGGTGCTTTTGCACCAATCAATCAAATTATGAATCTATTGGGCGTTTAGTCTATATTTATTAGAAATTGGTTTCATTCATTTCATGGTGGTATTATGGTAAAGATTGACAACATACAAGATGTCAAAGAACTTTTAAAGGGAGAACACGCCTCTCAGACGGCTATCCAAGTTGGATATTCCGGAGAGACCGAAGAAAAGATAACAAGAAAGATTGGAGAAAAATGGTTTGATGCCGACGGAAATGAGTGGGAACAAAAAGAAGGATATAGTATAAAACTTGGAAAAGAATGGCAACAGGAATTACATCAATACTTAAATGCCTTTCCAAACTGTCAAAAGGAAACTTGTACTTGTACTATGCCAAAACGAATAGATGAAAAGATGAGAATGTTACACGGTATGTGTTTAGATTGTGTAACGGCGATGGAACATAAGATTAGATTAGAAGGAAGATGGGACGAATACGAAAAAAGTAAGTTGAAAGAAAACGCATTATCATGGTTGACAGAAGCAGAAAAAGATAAGAATATAATAGCAGAAGAATTATCAAAGGCAGAATTTGTAAATTCATTCGGCGACGTGGAAAAATGGGATGCAAATAAAACAAAAGAGGAACTTCTTCAAAAGATAGAAGACGAGTTTCAAAAGTTTCGTGAAGATTTTATTCAGAAATTGGAGAAATACGATGATGGAACAACTTAAATCTGGACTTGCATCAATGATTGCCGATTCAGATGGTGCAGTCTCTTCAAAGAGAGTTGTTACGTTTTTATGTGTATTTGCTATGCTAATCACATGGTGTGCAAATCTTTTTTGGGGATTTTTACCGGCGGAGTTTATTTTTGAAGGTTTGATGTATATTATCATTGTTGGACTCGGAGTTGCTACTGCCGAGAAGTTTTCACGTAAAGGGCAGTAATTATGAGTAAACCTATTGTAATAGAACGAGCAGTACCGACGAATAAATCACTTTACAGTAGTGTAAAATCTCGTATAAAGAAAAAGTTCAAGGTGTGGCCGAGTGCGTATGCCTCGGCCGCTCTTGTAAAAGCTTACAAAGCTGCTGGCGGTGGTTATCGTAATGTAAAGGAAACGATACAAGATCCAGTATATCGCCTTGAAGGATATACTACAAATTGTGAAGGCAAAATATCTGAACTTCACTTCGGTATTCAAGAAAGACAAACCGAAGTGTTAGGTGAAGCTGAATATCGTGGACGAAAAGTTTCACTTGGTAAACCATTCAGAACACCGGGTGGTCCAAAAAAGTTTTCCGTATATGTAAAGAACCCACAGGGAAATATCGTGAAGGTAAACTTTGGTCACAAGGGTGAAGGTGGTAAGAAAACAATGAAGATAAAAAAATCAAACGCCGCACGTAGAAAGTCTTTCCGTGCAAGACACCGTTGTGGTACACCTGGACCTAGACACAAAGCACGGTACTGGAGCTGCCGTTTTGGTTGGCCTTCATCTGGTAAAGGTGCAATAGATAAGACATAACTTATGAACTCGGCAACATTCAATGCCCTATTGACCCCTTACTTTTCAGCACAACTACCAAAGAGTAGAAGTGATGCCGCCAAGGCAATTGCAACTGCATATCATCTTTCAAACATAGGACAAACAACTACTATGTTTGGTGCACCAATGATAAATGCTGACAAAACAATATTGGAAACGTTTATAGAGTTATCACTTGACATCAATTTTTATGGTGCACAGACTCAAGCGATTTTAAGTTCTATTATTGCAAGTATAACTTCAACAATAAAAGAACTACAAGCAGGTTCTAAAACGGCATTAAAAGATGCAAAAGAGTTTATATCAGGGCAGGTAAACACATTAGTTTCTTCTTTACCGGCACCTCTCTCATTTTTAGGTGGAATAATCACAGGCTTAGTTGACTCTATACTTGACGGTATTGTGTCCGGATTATCCGCCGGTATTGATAAGATGTCAGAAGAAATCTATAAAAAATTACAAAAACTACAAGGTGTCATTGATTCATTAGATGTCAGTGGTATTGCATACACGGTAATGGCAACTGGGTTTTCTTTGTATTGGTTGACTGCAACAATGTCACCAGTTCCACCAATGCCACCGTGTATTGCACCGACCGGTGGAACAACAATTTTATTCCCCGGCTCACCAATACCTTTGAATAAAGATTTAAAGAAAACTTTTCAATCGGCACAATCTCCGGCACAGGCGATAGTAAAATTGTATAATTCATTTTTGAAACATCAGTTAACAATCGCTGGAATTTATACGGGAATAATTCCGTTGTTCCCATCTCCTGTTCCCGGTCCACCGATTCCGTGGATTGGTATGTTAAACATTCCACTTCCAGAAATAAAAACACCAAGTGTATCAGTACCAACGACTCCAACAGTTCCAACTACACCAACTACACCAACAGTTCCAACTACACCAACAGTTCCAACTACACCAACTACACCAACAGTTCCAACTACACCACCGGTTCCTTCAACCACTACACCGCCTGATGTGACTAGCACGATAGGCGATATTACAAAGGATGTTTTCAATGGCTAACAAGTATGGTTTAATATTGGATTTGGAAAAGAAAAATACTTCCCTCATGTATCTTTTTGTTGATTTATATGAGTCGGTGGTTCCCCTTAATAGTGGGGAGGATGAATGGCAATTTGCAATTACAGTGACACTTCATAATGAGGCATATGATCGCCGATTAAATGGTGCAAAATCAAATTTACCAATTGTAATATCAAGTGTAACGGGTTATACATTCAGAGATACAGTTGATTCAAAGAATTCTATCTATGCAACAACTATATCGTCTCCAAAACAAAGAGCATTAGAATTAATGAAAGAACCATATCGTTATAGACTGAATCAAGTCATAAATGATGGGCTTCAATTTTATGTGAATAAATGGTATGGTGGTGTTCTGCCAAATGAATTGAAGAATGTATATTTATTTACTCGTGATAATATACCCGATCCGTCATTGGAACAAGGTAGGCCAAAATTTGTTCCTTTACAAAAATTCAAGAGTTTGAAATAAACTCTATATTTATATCTATGACGCCATGTCAAGAACATATCGCCCGTTTAGTCATCCGTGAATACGTGAAAGGCTATCTCATGGAAGGAAAGAAACCTTCTGGTGGTCTTCGCCAATGGTTCAAAGAAAAGTGGGTAGACATATCTCGTAAAACAAAACGTGGTGGGCATCCTCCTTGTGGTGCGTCCGCTGGAACAAAGGCAAGAAAAGGTGGTAAACGTGCTTATCCAAAATGTGTTCCTGCCTCAAGAGCCGCCGGTATGTCATCTAAACAAAAGAAAAGTGCCGTAACACGTAAACGTAAGCATGGTGCAACTGGTCGTGGTAAGGCTAAAATGGTATCAACTAATCCGAAGAAGTAATATGATAAAGACTCTTGTAACAAACATCATTATACCAGTTATCACTATCGGTGGCGTCGGTATGGCTATTTACACATCAATGATAGAAGACCCACGTATTGCAGAAAACATGAGAGTTGCAGATTCACTTCGTGCAGAGGTCAACAAGTATCATCAACAATATGATAGTTTGTTGGTAGTTGCTAAGGAGTTAGACACTCAAATCGCAAATCAAGAACACAAGATAGATTCACTCAAACATAAACCGCCCGTAATTATCAAAACACCACAGATAAGTAATGCAGATTCGGCGGTATCATTTCTAAAAGATTTCATCAAGGAGTAATATGAAATGGATATTACCAATTTTATTCATTCTTGCATTTACTACATCAAATGGACAATCCAAAGACTCAGTTCTTTGTTTACCAAAAAGTGATGTACTAACACTTGCAAACAAGATTCAGTTACTAAAAGATTCGGTACATAATCAGTCAAACACAATTACTTGGCAAAAGAACATTATTACTGAACAAGATACTCTTATCAGTCAACAAAAAAATCGTTTCTCTTTATACGAGACACAGTTAGAAAACCGCCAGAATGTTATCAACACGATGGAAAAGGAAAACAAAGTTCTTCGTGAAACAATTGACCTTCTTATGCCAAAATGGTATGACAACAAGTGGTTGTACTTTGGCGGCGGTGCTGTAGTAACAGGTATCATTTTGGGCGTGATATTGTAATGGTTCCTCATAATAAAACGTTACGGGATATAATCAAAGAGGAATATGTAAAGTGTGCGGCAAATCCCACATACTTTATGAAGAAGTACGCCAAGATTCAACACCCTGTTCGTGGTAAGATTTTATTTGAACTGTGGAACTTTCAGGAAGATGTACTTCGTGACTTTCAAAACGAAAGATATAACATTTGTTTAAAGTCACGTCAGTTGGGTATCTCAACTCTTATTGCCGGTTACTCACTTTGGTTGATGTTATTTCAAACAGACCAAAACATCCTCGTTATCGCTACAAAACAAGAAACAGCCAAAAACCTTGTAACAAAGGTTCGGGTTATGTATGACAATCTTCCCTCATGGTTGAAGACATCCGTAGTTGAAGACAACAAACTCTCACTTCGTTTCAAGAATGGTTCACAGATAAAAGCTGTTTCAGCTGCCGCTGATGCTGCTCGTTCGGAAGCTCTGTCTCTTCTCATTATTGACGAGGCCGCCTTCATTGATAACATCGAGGAAATATGGGCCTCTGCACAGTCTACAATCAACACTGGCGGTAGTGCAATAATAAACTCGACTCCCAATGGGGTTGGTAATTTCTACCACAAACAGTGGGTCAATGCAAAGACAGGAAGAAGTGCTTTCAATCCAATCTTCCTTCATTGGACAGTTCATCCTGAACGTGACCAAGCTTGGCGAGACCAACAAGACATCATCCTCGGCCCTGCACTTGCTGCCCAAGAGTGTGATGGTGACTTCCTTTCATCGGGTAAGTCAGTTGTTGACGGTAATATCATCGACTGGTATCAAAAGACATACGTTACCGAACCGAAAGAAAAGAGAGGTGCAGAAAACGGATTGTGGATTTGGGATTACCCTGACCCATCAAAGTCATACATGATTTCAGCTGACGTTGCTCGTGGAGACGGTAAGGACTTTTCTGCGTTCCACATTATAGACATTGAAAACGTAGAACAAGTGGCAGAGTATCAAGGACAACTTGACACCAAATCTTTCGGTAATCTTCTTGTATCGCTTGCCACCGAATACAACGATGCCTTACTTGTGATTGAAAATGCAAACATAGGTTGGGCGGCTATTCAACAAGTGATTGATAGGGGCTATCCAAATCTCTACTACACGTACAAGGAAGACGGCTACACAGATCCGTCGGTACATATTCCAAAGGGATATGACCTCAAAGACAAATCACAGATGGTTCCTGGATTTACAAACAGTTCAAAGACAAGACCACTTCTCGTTTCAAAGTACGAGATGTATTTCAGAGAACGTGTTCCTATTATCAAGTCAAATCGGCTTGCAGAAGAAATGTTTGTATTCATTTGGCACGGTGGTAGAGCAGAGGCACAGACAGGATATAATGATGACTTGGTAATGTCATTTGCTATTGGTCTGTGGGTTCGTGATACCGCACTCAAACTTCGTCAAGAAGGTATGATGAGAACGAAATTGGCGTTGGATTATATGCAAAAATCTACCCAAGTTTTCAATCCAGCAAATATGAAAGACATCAAAAAAGATACAGGTTGGGCAATGGACGTAGGTGATAGAAAGCCGGGTGAAGACCTAACGTGGTTGCTCTAAATTTAGTGTTAGATTTTCCTAACACATACTTATATGTATGGACTAATACACTAACTAAACAGGTGAAAAATGGCTGAAAGAAAATCCCTATTTGATAGACTAAAAACACTTTTCTCCACAAACGTCGTGGTGAGAAATGTTGGTGGTAAGAAACTCAAAGTAGTTGATACCGCCCGTTATCAAGCAGATGGAAACCCACATACCTCAAAGGTTATTGACCGTTATGGGAGATTACACGGAACTCGTGGAACTCCTATTTCTGTTTATAATCAGTACAACTCATTCTCTGCAACAAAGATTGACCTTTATACTGACTATGAGGCAATGGACACAGATGCCATTGTTTCATCTGCCCTTGACATTTATGCCGATGAATCTACTTTAAAGAATGACACGGGCGATGTGCTAACAATTAGAAGTGATAATGATAATCTTCGTAAAATTCTCCATAACCTTTTTTATGATATTCTAAATATTGAATACAATCTATGGCCTTGGATTCGTAATCTTTGTAAGTACGGAGACCACTATCTTTACTTAGACGTAAAAGATGAGGTGGGTATCACAAACGTTGTTCCATTTTCACCATATGAGATGCAACGTAATGAAGGAACCGACCCTGAACACATTTACATGACTACATTCGTCTACGAAGGTCCACTCGGCAAAGGTGAATTTCAAAACTATGAAATTGCTCACTTCCGTTTACTTGGTGATACTAACTTCTTACCTTATGGTAAGTCAATGTTAGAAGGTGCCCGTAAACTTTACAAGCAACTTGTTCTCATGGAAGATGCAATGTTGATTCACCGTATTATGAGAGCCCCTGAAAAGCGTATCTTCAAGATTGATATTGGTAATATTCCACCGGCAGAAGTCGATCAGTATATGCAAAATATCATAAATCAAATGAAGAAGACACCTTTGGTGGATGAAAGAACGGGTGATTACAATCTTCGTTACAATATGCAAAATCTTTTGGAAGATTTTTATCTTCCTGTTCGTGGTGGACAAGCCGGTACTCAAATTGAAACACTCGCTGGTCTTCAATATCAGGCGATTGAAGACGTGGAATATCTAAAGAGTAAGATATTCGCTGCGCTCAAAGTACCAAAGGCATATCTTGGTTTTGATGAATCCCTTGAGGGAAAGGCAACACTTGCTACTTTGGATATTCGTTTTGCGAGAACAATTGAAAGAATTCAACGTATTGTAATATCAGAATTAACAAAGATTGCAATTGTTCACCTTTATGCACAAGGTTATGAAAATGCAGACCTTGTTGATTTTGAACTTTCTCTCACGGGACCTTCCATCATCTATGAGCAAGAGAAGGTTGCTTTGATGAAAGAAAAAGTAGACCTTGCCGGTCAATTGATGGAAAAGAGATTATTCTCACTCAAGTATATCTATTCAAACATCTTCAATCTTTCCGAAGATGAAGCGGAATTTGAAAAGAATGAGGTGATAGAGGACATCAAACTTCAATTCCGTCAAAAACAAATTGAAAGTGAAGGTAACGATCCGGCAATTACAAAGGAATCCTTTGGTACACCTCACGATTTGGCATCCATGAATATTTATGGTGGGAAGAAACAACAACAAATAAATGACGTAGAAGTTCCTGACGGTGGATGGCCGGGTGCCGGTAGACCGCCTGAGGGTGGTTCGTCATATGGTACTGATGCAAGTCCATTTGGCCGTGATCCATTAGGACGAAAAGATGTGGGTAAATCACTTGATGTTGATTTATCACCAAGACACAAATACAGAGGAAATTCACAAATAGCAACTGAATCCACTGTGTATAAGAAAGATAATCTCCCACGAGAATTTTCTTCAGTCTTAGATTCCATGTCAGGGATGAAGATAAAGACTCGTGAAATAATTTCTGAAAGTTTGAAACCCGCCAGTGAAAACAAATCTGATACACCAAATTTATTGGATGAATCTAATTTGATGGAAGAAATCTAATTTTTTACATATTTATCTTATGAGTGATCACAATAGGTAACATAAATGAAAAAGATAAAACATTCAAAGTATAGAAACACAGGAATGTTATTTGAACTTTTAACACGTCAAATAACATCTGATATTATTTCTGGTCAAGACTCTATTGCAACTGGTATCTTGAAGAAGTTCTTCAACAAGAATACTGAGATGATAAAGGAGTATAAACTATACAAGACTCTCTGTGAAGAAAGGTTGCCTTCGGAAACCAAGGCAGGTATGCTTATTGATGCGGTCCTTACTGCAAGAAAGAAAATCAACAAAACAAAGTTGAGAGAAGAAAAATATGAACTCATCAAGACTTTGAATGAAAGTTTTGATATTGATTCATTCTTTCAAACAAAGGTTCAAAATTACAAATTACTTGCCTCTATCTATAAGATATTTGAATACACTGAACTTGACAATCCCGTTGAAATCACTCGTTCAAAAGTAACAGTCATGGAAAACATGATGGTTGATGCAAAGAAAGAAATTCTTGAAGAAACCGTTGTCATGAAACAAGAACCAAAAGAAATTCGTTTGATGTCTTACAAGATTCTTGTTGAGAAGTTTAACAAAAAGTACGAAGAACTCTCACCTGCTCAGAAAGGACTACTACGAGAATATATCGGGAATGTTAGTAATACGAATAATCTAAAAACATTTATACAGAGTGAGGCGGTAAGACTTCAAAAGATTCTTGAATCTAAGATGCCTAAGATAAAAGACAAGGCACTCAGAATAAAGATTGCAGAGGTATCTGATTTACTTACACAGTATACAAAAATTAAAAAATTAGAAGAGAATCATATCTCGGCTTTACTCCGTTACTATGACTTAGTAAATGACTTAGGGGAGAAATCATAATGTCATACAATCCCGTATATCCAAACAGTTTCACAACGGATGCACGTAGTGAATTTGATAAAAAAGGACACCCTGGAAAATTTCATCAATCAATCACTTGTGGAACAGGGACAACAACTTTTACTGGTTCCTATTTTGGCGTAGGTGGTCTGATCGTTCCAAACGGGTGTACTGGAACTGCTTCATTTTCAAATGGCGGATCCATTCCACTCGGTGCAATTGCAAGTAACAGTCCTGTGATTCATGAGTTTTCACTCTCAAGTGTAAAAGTGGACAGCGGTACAGTATATGTTCTAATTCGTAATCAACTTATCAGGTAATCAATATGAACGTCGAAAAATTCATAAAACAACTGAAAGAATCTGAATCTTACAAAAAGTTCAGAGATGAAATGAATGAAATGAGTACAACTGGTATGGTTGCCGGTTATGAGACTCCAAAGGCATTTTCACCACAATCTGGTGAAGGTAAGACAGAATTTGATGCACAAACAAAAGATAATGCAGAACAATTTGGATATAAGATTGTTCCCAAACAGAAGAGAAGAAATTCTATATCAAAGGAACAACTAATGAAACAGGAATCACTTTACAAGCAAATGATGGCCTCTTTACAAGAGGCATCCTACAAAGAGTATAAGGGTGACAAGACAAAAACAACAAACGAGAAGATAAATACCTCCATCAAGGAGTTGAATCAATCTCTTATGAAAGTTGAACGTGCTGTAAGTCATGCCCTTCGTTTGAAAACAGAAATGGCGGTAGACCAAAGATTACTTTGGAGAAGTTCACATTCACGCCTCACAAAGATTGGCGAAAGACTAAATAGAATTGGTAAGAAAATAAACGAATTGGGTGCGTAACAATGAAACAACTTCTCGTAGATACAATACTTTTTTCAGCTAAACCAGGACAACTCAATGAGTCATCTGATGGGGGTAAACTTATCGTATCTGGCGTTCTTCAACGTGCAGAGGCTAAGAACCAAAATGGTCGTGTTTATCCGAAAAAGATTTTGATGAGAGAAGTTGCAAAGTACAAAGACACACAAATCAAAGAAAATCGTGCTCTTGGTGAATTAGATCACCCTGATTCATCTGTTATCAACCTTCGTAATGTTTGTCACAACGTTCTTGATGTAAATTGGGATGGCGATGATGTTGTTGGTAGAGTAGAAATCCTCCCAACACCTTCAGGAAACATCCTCAAAAATCTTCTTGGTGCTGGAATTCGTCTCGGTATTTCATCGAGAGGTATGGGTTCAGTAAAAGAAATCAACGAGACAACAGTAGAAGTTCAAGATGACTTTGAATTGATTGGTTGGGACTTTGTTTCAAACCCATCAACACACGGTGCTTTTATGTATCCTGCCGGTGGTGGTAAAGTCGTCGGTGAAGGTCTAATCAAAGAAGGTGTTGACATGAAGACTATTGCAAAGATTGACCCTAAACTTCAACGTATAAACGAAAACATTACAAAGATCATCTGTGAAATCGGTGATGTTTGTGAATGTTTATTTTGATAGGAGATAATAATGCCAGCTGTAAGTAAACAACAACAGAAATTTATGGGACTTGTTCTTGCCTACAAACGTGGGGAAGTTCCTGCATCAAA